AACTAACCGGTTGACCATTGATTTGCCAAGGTCGTCTTTCACAGATATGGCTCTTGAAAACCTCAAGCGATTAGTAGAAAGCAAAGCGTCCTTAATAAAAAAGGCTTTAGCTACTGATTGCATCCCTATAATAACAAACGAAGAAACTATCAGTTTTCCTTGGTTTCAAGGAGAGCTTACTTCGGATGAGGTGAAAGCTTACACCCATTTTGTGACTGCACTCTTTGAGATGGCAAAAACGCAGCAGAGAGTCAACGCTACCGAAAAGCAAGTAGAAAATAAGAAGTACGCTTTTCGCTGTTTTCTCGTACGACTCGGTTTTGTAGGCTCCGAATACAAAGCGGAACGCAAAATTCTGCTAAAGAACTTATCTGGAAACAGTGCCTTCAAAAATGGTGCTCCGGCTAAAGCTGAGGAGGTAATGACTGATGAATAACTTTCCTTCAAGAGAAACTGTTGAACGCATCCGCAAGCAATACCCAGCGGGCTGCCGAGTAGAACTTGTTCGTATGGACGATTTTCAAGCACCTCCTATGGGAACGAAAGGAATTGTCACTGGAGTAGATGACACAGGTAGTATTATGGTTCGCTGGGAGAATGGTTCTTCTTTAAATGTGGTTTACGGAGAGGATTTGTGCAGGAGAATCGAAGATTAATACGCACACTTTTCGCTTGAAAAAGCGGAGTAAGATTGTGTAAAAAATGACTGTATTTATCGAATAATTGTCTTGATATATAAGCCTTTTAGAGTGATATATGTATATGCCGAAAGGACAAATACACTTTAAAAGGAGCAAGAATCAATGTTAAATAAGAATTTTGGAATTGAAATTGAGTTCACAGGAATAACAAGAAACGAAGCCGCCAAGGTTGCTGCCGAATACCTAAACGGAACGGTCACTGACACAGGCGACTATTACGATACCAAGAAGATTACTACTGCTGACGGGCGGGTTTGGAAGATTATGAGCGACGGAAGCATTTCTTGCCAGAAGAAACAAGGACGGCAGAAAGTTGCAGCAACAAGAGAATACAGCGTAGAGCTGGTAAGCCCCATCCTAACCTACCAGGGAGACATTGAAACACTGCAGGAGTTGGTACGCAGGCTACGCAAGGCAGGAGCTTTCACCAACAACTCCTGCGGAATACACATCCACTTGGACGGAGCAGACCACACAGCAAGGAGTATACGAAACTTTGTAAACATCATCGCAAGCAAGAACGACCTTTTCTACAAGGCATTGCAGATTGAACCTTCACGAATAGGATATTGCAAAAAGATGGATGAGATTCTGGTGGAAAAAATCAACCGCAAGAAACCAAAAACGCTGGCACAGATTGAGAGCCTTTGGTATGAGGGTTATAGCGAAAGTACCAATCGACATTACCATTCAAGCCGATATCATTTTCTTAACCTGCACAGCTTTTTCAACGGAAACCACACGGTCGAACTCAGAGGATTTAACAGCGAACTTCATGCAGGCAAGATTAGAAGCTACATTGTTCTCGCCCTTGCACTGAACAACCAAGCACTGACACAAAAGTGTGCCTCTGCAAAGAAACCGCAGGCCGAGAATGAAAAGTTTGCAATGCGAACCTACCTCAACCGCATCGGTTTTATCGGCGAGAAATTCGCAAACTGCCGTGAACATTTAACCACCCACTTGGACGGCTCGGCAGCTTGGCGATTTCGGGCAGCCTGAGCGGTTGCCTTGCAAAAATAAGGAGGACAAAGACAATGAATAAAACATTTTATCTTGCCTATGGCTCAAATCTTAATCCTGAGCAAATGGCACACCGTTGCCCCACAGCTAAGCCGGTTGGGCCGGTTGTTTTAAAGGACTACCAGTTATTGTTTCGAGGCGGACACGGCGGCTCTGTGGCAACCGTGGAGCCTTTAAAGGGCAAGACAGTGCCATGCCTACTGTGGGAGATTACCCCCACTGATGAAGCGGCACTTGACCGCTACGAGGGTTTCCCGTTCCTATACCGAAAAGAAATAGTCAAAGTGAAACTTGGAAAAAGAAACGTAGAGACTATGGTGTACATCATGAACGATGGCAGACCACTTGGCACTCCGAGCTGCTATTATTACAGCGTCATCTTAGAGGGTTACAAGAGCGCAGATTTTGATATCGGCATTCTAAAACAGGCAGTAGAGGATTCAAAGGAGGTCGAAAATGGATAAGAAGATAAAGGAACAGATACTCGCCATTCGAGACACGGGCGAAACAAATATGTTTGATGTGCGGAAGGTGCAGGGAATTGCTCTGCGAGAAGGGTTTAATGAGCTACTTGTTTACCTTTCGGATAATACTGGCGCCTATTCCCGATTCATTTTGACTGGCGAAGAGAATTAAATAGTTTAAACCAATTAGGAACAGTGCCAAAAATGGCTCTGTTTCTCGTACAGATAGATTTGAAGGCTTGCTTGATGCAGGTCTATTTTTATGTGCAAAAGGAGGCGGCGGATATACGAAAACTCAAGAAATACACACCAACACTGTTTAAGGCGGCTGATTCGGTCTACGATAAGTCCACCGCTGATTATGCCGTAGCCTTTATCGAGGCACTCTCTCATACCAAAGGTACATGGGCGGGTAAGCCATTTGAACTAATCGACTGGCAAGAGCGGATTATCCGTGATGTATTTGGGATTTTAAAGCCGAACGGCTATCGGCAGTTCAATACTGCCTATGTGGAAATACCGAAAAAGATGGGAAAAAGTGAGCTTGCGGCGGCTGTTGCCCTGTTGCTTACCTGTGGAGATAACGAGGAACGTGCCGAGGTTTACGGCTGTGCTGCTGACCGCAACCAGGCATCCATTGTTTTTAATGTTGCGGCGGATATGGTGCGGATGTGTCCGGCTTTAGCAAAGCGAGTGAAGATTCTTGACTCTACAAAGCGACTCATCTATCAACCGACGGGCAGTATTTATCAAGTGCTGTCAGCCGATGTCAGCAACAAGCATGGTTTCAATACCCACGGTGTAGTGTTTGACGAACTTCACACCCAACCGAACAGAAAGCTCTTCGATGTTATGACCAAAGGCAGTGGTGATGCAAGAATGCAGCCACTGTATTTCCTTATAACCACTGCTGGAGACAATCAGAATAGTATCTGCTGGGAAGTACATCAGAAGGCTTTGGATATCATAGATGGAAGAAAAAATGATCCTACTTTCTACCCTGTAATATATGGTGCTGCTTTAGAGGATGACTGGACTGATCCAAAGGTGTGGAAGAAAGCAAACCCATCGCTGGGAATCACGGTCAGCATGGATAAAGTTAAAGCTGCCTTTGAATCAGCAAGACAGAATCCTGCTGAAGAGAACAGTTTTAGGCAACTTAGGCTCAATCAATGGGTCAAACAGGCAGTGCGGTGGATGCCTATGGAAAAATGGGATGCCTGTGCATTTGCCGTTAACCCGGAATCAATGCATGGGCGAGTTTGCTACGGAGGTCTTGACCTATCGAGCAGTACAGATATTACGGCTTTCGTGCTGGTCTTTCCGCCATTGGATGAGGACGATAAATACACTGTTATGCCGTTCTTCTGGATACCGGAGGATAACATTGATTTACGTGTTCGGCGTGACCATGTAAATTACGATGTATGGAAAAAGCAAGGGTTTCTTAAAACCACGGAAGGCAATGTGGTGCATTACGGGTTTATCGAAAGTTTCATAGAGGAACTAAACATGAAATACAATATCCGTGAAATAGCCTTTGATAGATGGGGTGCTATACAAATGACACAAAACCTTGAGGGGTTAGGGTTTACAGTAGTTCCATTCGGTCAAGGGTTTAAGGATATGAGTCCACCTACTAAAGAATTGATGAAACTTACCTTAGAACAGAAAATTGCTCATGGCGGGCATCCTGTGCTTCGGTGGATGATGGATAATATTTATATCCGGACTGACCCTGCAGGAAATATTAAGCCGGATAAAGAGAAATCAACTGAAAAGATAGATGGTGCTGTGGCTACGATTATGGCGCTTGATAGAGCTATAAGGAATGGAAGTAACAACGGTGACAGTGTTTATGATAAACGGGGTATTTTTTTCATATAAGTTATTCTAAAATTATTGCAACAAAAATAAACAATGTTTGCATGGCAGGAAATATATGGTACAATAAATGCAGGTAATGTTTAGTTTAATAATTTAAGAAACAATAAGGGAGGTATTCTTTTATGAACAAGAAGTTTTGTATGTTAGTTATTGGTATAACGATTATTATATCTCTATTAGTTGGAGGCAATGTTTTCGCTGAAAATAATATTACCGTTCAGCTGGATGGCAAAATGCTAAATTTTGATGTACAACCACAGCTTATCGGTGGAAGAACAATGGTTCCTTTGAGAATGATTTTCGAGTCAATGGGTGCAACTGTAGATTGGAATAATGATACTCAAACTGTGATAGCTTTTAATGAGCATTATTATGTGCAAGCAACTATAAATGACACTAATATGAAAGTAAATGGCGAAAATAGGATATTAGATATTCCTCCTCTTTTAGTTGATGGCAGAACACTTGTCCCTGCACGATTTGTTGCTGAAGCATTTGGTGCAGAAGTTGAATGGGATGCTAAAACATCAACTGTTTATATTCATAATGAAAGCAAAGTTCCACAAAATTTTACTGACGGTTACGAAAAGGCAGTG